CGCCCCTTTATGCGACGGAGAAAATACGGCTGGGGGGGTCCAACCAGGGGGGGATATATGATCGAATGCACGGACGACGCTTTGGGGAGCGCAATGTGATCGAGGAAGCATTCACTGAAGAGGAACGCCGCCGGTTGCTCTTGCTTTGCATGAGAGCGGTACCGGCGCAGGGTGGCGACAACGTCCTGATCAGCATCATCGCCAAGGTGGTCGGCGTCGACACTGTGTTGGTCGCGCGACGGGCCTATCCGGCGCACCTGCCTCACTCCACAGCTAATGCACCACAGCAAAGGAGATAGGCCATGGCCATGGACAAGGCCGAACAAGAACACCGGACCCTGGTCGAGACGAGTAAAACCGATGCGTTCGACAAATGGCTCGGGGCGTCAACCACGAAACTGATGATCAGCATCTTGCCACCGCTCGAGACCGATCTTCAGCGCGAGTGCTTCACAACCCTCCTGCGAGCCGCTTTCGACACCGGATACAATGGCGGGGAGACCGTCACGATGCTCTCCCTCCTGAGAGCCGTGAAGGAGCCCCGCTCATGACGATGAACGATCGCCCCATCGACGACGAGCGGCTGCAGAAGGCGCTGGACGAGGTCAAGATGGTGTTCGCCCGCTATGGGTTCGCCGGCGCGGCAATGGTGATCTCACCCGACGAGGCCGCATACTTTTACGCGATGCATGCGCCATGGAGTGCCATCCGCTACGATCCCGACTCACCGCTCGGCTGGCGATTGCGCGCCGTATCCGGCGGCTCGGAAAGCAAAGAGGTGCTGAAGGCCAAAGTGGAAGGTGCCGTGCACACGATCTGCCAGCTGGCCGACTGGGGCAGTCAGACGATGGACTGGATGGAGCAGGTCAAATCCCTCGTCCGTGACGCGGGCATAGACTTCGATCATGTGCCCTTCGGTGGGCAGCCGCTGCCGTCGATCGCGAAGCTGCCGCCGCGATGAGCGATCTCGGCCGGGGTGATTTCGATGCCATCATTTGCGTGGTCGGTGGCAAGGATGACCTGTCCGACGAGACCCTGGCCAATGTCCTCGGGCAGCTCAACGACACGGTGAAGTACACGGACGGGCCGATCCATCTGGTGGTCGACGGGTTCGACGACGATCCGCGCTCGTTGTGGGACATCCCCGAGGTGCGCAGCTACATCCGCCGCCTGATCTTCGGCATGGACCTGGGGCTGACCGCCCGCCTCGATCACCTATCGCGGATCCTCGCCGCGGTCTGCTGCGGCACCATCCGGCCGATCGGCGTCAACCCGGTGACCGGCGACACCATCTTTGAGCAGGTGCGTCGAGAATGATGACCAAGCCCGAGCACGAGGTCGCCTACCAGGACGCGCTCGGCCTGCTCGACCACCGCTCGGTTGGTTCCGCCTGAAATCTTGACAAACGGGAAGGGCTTAGGGCTTTTATTTGCCATCCTGCGGCAATCCGTTGCTACTGCACTGCGACCACGGTGTCAGATATGCCGACATTGCCGCCCAAACACCGTCCGCCCGGGTGGCATCCGACACCGAAATTCGTCAATCCGGACCACGCTTTTTACGGCACCCAGGAGTGGAAAAAGAGGCGCCGGTTCGTCAGAGAACGTGACGGCGGGATCTGCGCTCGTTGCGGAAAACCGGATACGTGGCGGGTCGATCACATCATCCCGCGGCCAGAAGGGAGCGACGACCCGAGCAACCTGCAGCTTCTGTGCGACGATTGTGATGCCATTAAGCATCGCGAGAAAGGCCACGCGTGGCGCTGAGTCGACGGAGGTGGCCATGTCGTTGCCAGGGCTGCCACCGGATCCGCCTCCGCCTGCCCCAAAGCGGCCGTTCGATGCCGCGAAATGGGCGATGGTGCTGCTCGGGGTGCTGATCGTTACACCGTCGTTGCTCGTGCTGCTCACCACGCTGCGCTGCGTGATCGCCCTGGTGCCGGAATGCTGGGACCGTCCATGGACGACGATATTCCGCGACTGGTTGTCGGAAACCATTCCGGTGTTGGTGGCGATCATCATGTCGGGCCGCAGCAATCGCAATCCGCCCGAGTAAGCTACACTTGATCTGTCGTGCCGCTCTTGCGCCCCCAACGCGAGCAGGCGGTGCGGCAGGCGGGCGGCGAAGTGCTTTGGGTGAGCTTCGTCGCTCGCCACCCAGGAATAGGTTTGGAATATGCGCGGTCGCAAACCGAAGCCCACGGCGTTGCGCAAATTGCATCGCTCGGACCAACCGCTGAACCCCAACGAGCCGAAGCCGGAAGGCGATCTGGCGGCCAGGACCAGATCGGTACCGGCGCACTTCGATGACGATCAGCGCGACGCCTGGAACTACGCACTGGCGAATTCGCCACCGGGCCTGTTGAAAGCGATCGACGCCGGCGTGCTCGAATGTTGGGTGGTCGCGCACTGCTTCCATCGCCAAGCGACCAAGGCGCTGATGAGCGAATCGTCCCTCCTGGTGCCTGCAGCGCCGGGTTCAACGCAGATGGTGCAATCAGCCTACCTGCAGATCGTCAATCGACAGGCGATGATCATGATGCGCGCAGCCTCGGAGCTGGGCTTCTCACCGACCGCGCGTCCCCGGATTGGCCTGACACTCGGCGGCGGGGAGCTGAACGGACCACAGGATGTCCCAGCCGGCCAAGAATCGCTCGACGCTTACCTCCAGCGAGCTCCCAAGGCGACGGCCGTCCACTGACAAAGACCCCGTCAGCGCCTACGCGTGGGACGTCTGCAAGGGGAAGATCATCACCGGCCGCCTCGTGCGGCTTGCGTGCGAAAGGCACTTCAAAGATCTCGCCTACGGTCCGCAGCGCGGCCTCGTGTGGCGGCCCGACATCGCGATCTACGGCATCCAGTTCAGCAGCTACCTTGTCCACTCGAAAGGCGAGTGGGCGGGCCAGCAGGTTCGCCTCGAGCCCTGGCAGCAGTTCATTCGCGGCAGTGTCTATGGCTGGTTCCTGGCCAACGGTCTGCGTCGGTTTCGCACGGTCTTCGAAGAGGTCGCACGCAAGAACGGCAAGTCGACCTCCGCCGCGGCCGTCGCGCTCAAGGCACTGGTTGCTGACGACGAGCCGGGCGCCGAGATCTACAGCGCCGCCACGAAGAAAGACCAAGCGAGGCTGGTGTTCGATGAAGCGCGGCGCATGGTTTTGCGCTCGCCGATGCTGCTGCGGCGGGTCAAGGTTCTCACCAGAGTCCTCGCAGTAGATAGCACGCTATCCAGCTTCGTTCCGCTGTCATCGGACGATCGAACATTAGACGGTCTCAACCCGCATTGCGTCGTGGTCGACGAGCTGCACCGTCACAAAAGCCGCGCCGTGCTCGACGTGCTCGACACCGCGCAGGGTTCGCGTCGCCAGCCGCTGCTGTGGATCATAACGACCGCCGGGGACGACAATCCGGAGAGCGTCTACGCGGCGGAGCATGACTACGCGATCAAGGTGCTCGAGGCCCTGGTCCTCGACGACAGCGTCAAAATGGACGACCTGAGGCGCCAGGCGCTGAAGGCAAGCCGATCGCCGCCCGCGTTGGTCGCATTCAAGCGGCTGCGTTTGAACATGCGCACGTCGGACAGCTCGCGCGCGATCGACATGGAGGTGTGGCGCAAGAACAGCCAGGGACCGTTCGACCCTGCAGAGCTGATGGCACGGGTGTTCTTCGGCGCACTCGATCTGTCGTCCCGCATCGATCTGAGCGCCTGGGTGAAGCTGTATCCGCCGATCGAGGAGGAGACACGTTGGAAGATCGTGCCGCGGTTCTGGATGCCGAGCGACACCATCGAGGCAAAGAGCGACCGTGATCAGGTGCAGTATCAGCGCTGGATCGAGAACGGGCTGATCGAGGTCACCCCAGGCAATGTCATCGACCACAATGAGATCCAGGCTGCCGTGCTGGAAGACTGCCGTCTCAATGAGCCACGCAGCATCGCCTACGATCCATGGAATGCCACGCAGCTCGCCGTCGCGCTCGAGGGCGAAGGCCTGCCCATGTACGAGTTCATCCAGGGTATTCGCAGCTACACAGCACCAACGAAGATGCTGGAAGCAATGCTGCTGTCCGAGCAACTAGATCACGGCGACAATGAAGTATTGGCCTGGATGGCCTCTAATCTTCATGTGCAAAGCGATAAAAATGAGAACAAGATGCCGACCAAGAAGCACAGCACTGGTCGCATCGATGGCATGTCCGCCCTGATCATGTGCATCGGCCGTTCGATGGCCGAGGACGACACCGCCGGTTGGGACGGTTTCCTCGGCCGTCCGATCACCGCCTGAGAAGGGATGGATATCATGGCGTATAGCCATCCGAATTGCACCCGAGACCCTGCCGAGTGTCGGATCACCGTGCTCAGTTCGACCGTGACCGCCATCGACTGGGCGCCGGTTTACGATGGCCATGGCGTGATGAGGAACAGCGATCCGAACACGTCGACCACCGTGAAGAGCTGCAGCACCTGCAGCGCTGAATGGTCCGAGGTGCAGAGCGCGGGCGAGCTGATCTATGCGACCACGAAAGACCCGGTGCAGCCATGACGCCGGGCTCGATGCCGATCTCGATCTACCGCGGCGATTCTTATCGCTGGCAGTTCACGCTCTGGCAGGATCCCGGCAAGACGACGCCGGCGGATCTGACCGGGGTCACGGCCAAGGCTGAGATCCGTAGCGCACCGGGCGGTACGCTCATCACCTCGATGGATCTGACGGTCGTGATGCCCAACATCATCCAGGCGGTGCTGCCGGCCACCAAGACGTCGACGCTGGCGACCTCTGGCGGGGTGTGGGATCTGCAGCTCACCTACACCAACGGCGATGTGCAGACCGTCCTGCTGGGCG